TAGTGTATACCGTTGATATGCAGCACAGTATAGTATGTTACATGAAATGATGTCAACATGCTTGTGTGCTTGTTCAACCAAATCAAATATTGAATTGCAACAATTGACGTGCCCTTCACAGTCGAATAGATTATTGCTCTGCAGCAATATAGTCTGCCCTCGTTGAAGCATACTCAACCACATCGGAAGATCAGGTATGTGTTCGCAACTTGTGTTTATTACTACACCGTAATCACCGTACAACTGGAAGTCGTACATATCAACAGTAACAGCAGTAAAACGATTTGGATCACGGATGTACGCGTCTGCGATCGGTGCTACAGTTGGGTCTATATCCAATGAAGTAATGTGTAAGTTTTGTTTCTTACTCAACAACAATTTGCTTAGTGTACCATACCACCCACCAACCACCAGAGCTGTGTCGTGGTCGAGACCTGTGTTGTATAGCATATCGCAAGCTAATATCTTACTCGCAAGTTGTCCCTCTGATAGTGCGTCTCTGACGGCATCAGCTTGCACTCGCATTGGTTGGTGGTATAGTTCGCTAACAAGGTCACTGGTTAGGGCAGCAGGAATGTGGTTATCGCTCAATATATCCCAAGAGTAAGAAGTTGTGAGGTGTAGTACTAGATCAGTGTGTGATGTATTCATTGGGTGATTGTGATGTCCATTGGTCTCTCAACCATGTGAAATTATTAATGAGTGTTGGATCTATATTCTGATCATACCACGTTTGTGCAGCACAAACCCCAGCGTTATATTCCAATTGATATTCAGTATTCGGATCATCCGTACGCCAGAGGCTAAGCCTCGCTATCACATCAGCATATTCTGTGTTGGTCGATAACTCAGCTAGTGATAGGGTAGTTTCGTAGTGGTGTTGAGCGGTTGCTAGTTTAAACACCTCCCGAGCTGTTGCTCTGAATGTGTGGAATGGAGTTTGGTCAAAATGAGTTATACTTGCGGGTGGAGTGTTCATGCATTTTATGCCGAGTCCTCGCGTCGAGCAGAAATCAATCCATGTGGGTGGTTTGTCTACGGTCATCAACTGAGTGTTGAATAATTTTATACCACCGTAACCATACGTGCTACCGTTCACAATATTTTTTGTTGGCCATATGTGGGTATATCCCTGATCCCAAGGTTGGACCTCAGTGTCAAACTTAAACGTACTCAATGGTTCATTATCACCATCAATTACATAAAACATCTCAGTGCTAGCAAGCTTGGCGGCTTCGTAATGTGCCGCTGCTATACCAACCACACCGTGGACGCGTTTTACATATGGGAAGTCTTCCTGGAGTTTTGCATATGTTGAATCAGCGGTTGGTTCATCATAACTAATTAGTACAATATCAAACATATAAGCGAGTTCTATAGGCTTATAGCCTACATTCAAAACAAGGAAAAGTTGCAACAGGTGTTAATCACCGTACAACTTTTCCTTGTTGGGGGGAAGCTTTAGTTCAATAGGTCAGGCGATACCAACAGATGAACTTGCTGGGTATGCTACAGGCGGATTATTGTAGCACAGTGCTCCAACTCGTGTGAGTGATATTCCACTTGTGAACGAGCCTGTTACTGTAGCTGAGTCGTTGAATGATATGGTTAAAGTTAATACATTTCCTGTTGTATTAACTTTGCCTTGAATCAAGACAGATCGAGTAGCTAGTACGTGCGAGAACATTGTTTGATTTGCGGTTGTTAGATCCTCAAACCCAATGGTCGAAGTCTGAGCTCCTTGAGTTGTATTGCTCTTTGTGACCGTGACGTTTGGAATTGAAGCTAACGCTGTTTGCCAAGCTACGTCAACAGCGCTACTGGTATTAGTAACTGCTCCGGTCCAGACAATCTTACCGCCTGTGTTAAAAAATCTACCAACAGAACCGGCGTCTGCCCATGACAAAGTCACAGTGTGTGCGATTGTCCCTATCCATGCGGCGGTGCGAGCAGCTGATGCATTCGGTGGTGTGATCGTCTCGAAGCACGACGTGTTAATGGTTGGTGACAGTAGCGCTTGATTCAACAGCGTTTGTAGCTTACTATACTCACTCAATACTGTAGCCAAGCCACAGCGAGCATCCGAACAGAGGCGGAAGTTGTTAAATGCTACAGCATTGATTGTAGCAGTTGGAACAGATTTTGCATATGCAAGTTGCTTCACTCGATTAATCAGAGTCTGCCACTGAGCGTCGGTAATTCTGTACACAGTAGCCGGTGTCGGAGACGGTAGGATTTCAGTCTGACCAACTGCGATTGAGTCAGCGTTTACAAGCGCAACCAGTTCGTCGTACTCACACACACCAGCAACTGCGATGCATACTGTGTTGATCCAGGCTGCGCCATCATAATAGTATAAACCACCAGTGATGGGGTTGTACCAGAGAGTATTGCTGTTGGCGGGGGCTGTGGGTCCTACGTATACGCCGGATCCGATTGTGTGCCATAGATTGTCTACACCATAGAATTTGGGTGTACCTGGAGTAGTTCCTGTATCCAACCAAATTTGTCCAGCAATTGGATGGATGGGTGGAGAATTGCGAGCAAAGTGCTCTAGCATTTGTAAGAAGTTTGTCCAAACAGCTTCTTGGTATACAGGAGATCTGTAACCTAAAAGTGTCAGTGATGTGCTCATATCTATACCAAGGGGTTGGATGGATATGGGGGTTTTTGTTGGGTCGCTGTGTTCGACTGAATAGGTTCCTGGCATGATGGATGGCAGTTTCTCTGGTTGTAGTATTGTTTATTTAGTGCGATGAGTGATACGTCACGTTGCTAGTGCTATTTTTGCAAGTAATTTTAACTCATCACTGGTAACTCCTAGCTTAGCGCACAGTGCGGCTTCTTTCTCAGCTTGCTCTGTAGATAGTTTGAGTTGTTCTTTATCATATACTTTTTGTAGCTTTGCCTGCTCTTTTTGTAGTTTGGTATAGGTTGTCTTGTCAACTACACCAACCCTTGGAAATTTACCAGGAAAGTAAGTGATCATGTCGGGGGAAGCAATTTGTTGTTGCAGGGTAATATATTCAGCTTCTGAGATCTCTGTGGGCTTGTACCCCAAAAATACACTACCATCTGTAGTTCGCATTACACCAATCCACTCACCATTGTCATCTTGATTGTAACACGCAAGTGTTAGACCTGTTCCAAATGAGTCATTGAGTTCACCTAGTGTGTAATATTTTGTTATCATAGATATGCTCCTCCGCGTGTTACTTTAACTTTCATTGCCATATTGCCGTGAATTACAGCGTATCCGTTCCAACTATGGGCTTGATATAGAATGCCCCACCATTGAGCGTATACTGTCACCGTTCCACCAGGTGGGATAACTTTGAAAAATCTCGCTCCTGATACAGTAGATTCTGTGTAGACGTCGAAGCCGCCAGCACTTCGCGTATTGAGGCCCGAAGAGTACACATCCTGTCTCATCGTGCCTTGTAGATTTGGGTCACCATTACCACTGTATCCAGCAGGCATTGTTATATTTAAATTCTCACCGATTGTATAAACCAAACCAAATGCGGCGTTGGGTAATCCATAATACAAATTGCCGTGTCCAGTGAGGTCTGCTTCAAATAGTACCGATTGATTTGTCGGATTTGTATATGAATAACTTAGATACGCGGGTGGATTGCTGCCAGAGGGAATTGTAACTCCTCCAGCTTCAGTTGCAAAGTCCCTACCTCGGAAGATTGCTACACCATCACCATTCCCTGTGTCGTATTGATACCATTGGGCACCGACAGCCAGACAAATCCCAGCACCAATCAGTGTGCTGGGGTTGCTAACCCAAACTGCTGGATAGGGTTGCTCAATCGGCCAGACTAATTGCCATGTACCAGCTGTGTCGCAGATGTATAACTTATTGACTGCAGTATTGTGCCAGAGCAAACCAATTTCATTTGCTGGCTGGTTAGGGCTAACGATTACTTCCTCAGGAATTGGCCAGACTAATTGCCAGATGTTATTCACATCACAGATTCTGAGTTGATTAGCAGCGGTATTGTGCCAGAGTAGACCAGTTTCATTTGCTGGTTGATTAGGGCTAACGATTACTTCCTCAGGAATTGGCCAGACTAATTGCCATGCGTTATTGGTGTCACAAATATACAACTTATTGGTTGCGGTATTGTGCCAGAGTAGACCAGTTTCGTACGCTGGTTGAACTGGGCTAACAATAACCTCTTCGGGGGTGGGCCAGACTAATTGCCATGTGCCAGCTGTGTCGCAGATGTATAACTTATTGACCGCGGTATTGTGCCACAATAACCCAATTTCCGTAGGTGGTTGACTTGGGCTAACAATCACTTCCTCAGGAATCGGCCAGACTAATTGCCAGACTCCAACAGAGTCGTACAATTTCAACTCCTGGGCTCCAGTATCATACCACATCTGCCCCGGGGTTGGGTTGACAGGGGGATAATCACTCGCGAAGTGCTCCATTGTATGGAGCATATTCTCCCAAATCAATTCACCGTACACTGGAGATCGATACCCAACCATCTTGAGTGATGTTGAGTGGTCGAAACTCAGTGGGGGAATTATAATCTGTGGTTTTGTATTGTCGCTATGGTCGACTACGTAGGTTCCTGGCATTTTATTAATTCACAACCAAATTAGTGAGATATTTATGCAGATCAGGCAGTCCGCCAATGGGGGTGCCATCAGGGCACACTATTTGCGGGAAGCTTCGAGCGCTTGGAAACTTCTCACTAAAGTCGTCACGCGTGAAGTCAACATCCAACATCTTGGTTATAAATTGTTTATCCTTGTTTGTCAGTAGCGCTTTAGCTTGATCGCACTGTGGACAGCCGGGTTTGGAATATACAGTAAATTCTGGAATTCCAACATATCGATCTGCTGAACCAAACATTGGAGCATCATCACCGCTGTATTGGCCCCAGACGTCATCCCAATCACCCTCTGTAGCACCTTTGGAATACTCAAATACTTTTTGTTCGAAAAAGTTTCCGTGAGTTACGCTATCAATCATCTGCTCTACCCATGGTAGCGGATTCTTTTTAATTTTGAATATCCCCTTTAATCCAAGGGCGATCAATCGGCGATCTGCAATGTACCTAATATACAACTTCACATCAGCTGCCGTAAGGTCTTTCATTTCACCCATCTCAAACGCGAGATCGATAAACTTATCCTCCAAATCAACCATGCGCTCTGCAATTGTATAGAGTTGACTCTTCAGGCTATCTTTCCAGATGTGTCGATTTTCCTCAATAAACACACGGAACAACTTAATCATCGAATCGGCGTGGACCTTTTCATCCAAGATCGACCAAGAGATATTCGAGCCCATGCCGACCATCGTTCCGTGACGGGGGAAGTTCAATAACATGATGAATGATGAAAATAATTGCATACCTTCAGTGAATGCTGAGAATACTGCTAGCTGTTGAGCAATGGACTCGGTGTCAGTTCCGATAAAATTCTCAACATATTCGTATTTTTCACGCATCGCATCATATTCTAAGAACTGATTGTAGATTGTGTCAGGCATTCCTAGCGTTTCCACTAGGTTAGAGTATGCTGCAATATGAGTAGCTTCACGAGCCGCAAAACTTAACAACATCATCCGAACTTCTGGTTGGGGAAATACCGGTAGATAATTCATCACATATGCATTTGCTACACTGATGTCACCTTGAGTGAAAAATCTGAAGATGTGGGTCAAGAAGTTTTGTTCAGACTGTGTTAATTTGGTGTTCCAATCTTTAACATCCTCCAGGAGAGGGGCCTCCCAGTGACCCCAATGCATGCGTTCGTGATCCATCCACGTTTCGTAGCACCACTGGTAGTTAAATGGCTTGTACGATGGACGTGGGTCTGTTAATTTTAATTTCTTTTTGGACATAGTAGTTTATTGGCAGGCGATACACTCTGTAGAATCAACAGCTTCTGTGGTAGGAGACTGTTCGTCGATTTTAACTCGTTTGATTGTTTTGGAGATTTTTTCAGTAGATTTAAGTTTCTCACTTCTAAGGTAATATAGCGTCTTCAATTCTTGTTTCCAAGCATTGAAGTGAATGTCGTGCAATACCTTAGTAGTCACGTTAGGTTTGGTGAACACATTAACACTCTGCGCTTGGTCGATGTGGGGTTGACGATCAGCAGCGAGATCAATGATATGTTGTTGGTCAATTTCCATTGCTGTCTTGAACACGTCTTTTGTATGTGCGTCAAATAAATCAGAGTGTTGGATTGACCCATCGTGTGCATTGATGTCCGACCAAATATCATCACGGTCCAACTTTTTATCTGCAGCACACAGAGCAATAATCAATTTATCAAGGTATGGGTTGCGATGGAAGTTGAATCCAGAGAGTGTGTCCTGACGATAGCAGTTGGCTCTGAACGGTTCGGCGCTTGGTGAAGTGTTTCCTAGAATCAAACTAGACGACGCATTTGGCGCAAGTGCGCATCTGTGAGAGAATCTAAGTGGTTTGGTCATGTCCCCACCACCTTCGATATAGTCGAGGTTTGCTCCACGCTCTACCCCAAGTCTCTCTGAGGATTCGAGTGATTGATCGTCTAGCTGTTTGAATATTTGGATATTCATTGCTCGCGATTCGGGTGATCCAAACGCAACATTATTTTTTTGGAAATATGCGTGCAGACCAAGCAAACCCAAACCAACTGATCTCTCTCGTTGAGCTGAGAAGCGAGCTCGAGCAATCGAATCTGGCGCATTATCTATAAAATATTGCAGCACATTATCCAACATTTCCATAACATCAGATATAAACAAGTTGTCGTTCTTCCACTCATCGTAGTACTCCGCATTTGCAGATGATAGTACGCAGATTGCAGTCCGGTTTTCATCAACAGGTAGTGTTATCTCAGAGCACAGATTCGACTGTCGGATTTTCAATCCTAATTTTTTTTGCCAGTGGGGGAGCTTCTTATTTGCGGTGTCGATGAACAGAAAATATGGTTCGCCGGTTTCTTTGCGGAGTTTGAGCAGTTGAGACCAGAGAGCTTTGGCAGATACCACCTTAGTAACTTCTTTGCTGAATGGATCAATCAGTGGCCAATCATCATTAGCATTACTGTCCTTCATACATCGTTCGATGATGTGCATGAAAGCATCTGGGATATTGACTGCGTGATTCAAATTTGTGCAACGTGTATTAGCATCGCCAGTAGGTTTTCTCATTTCTAAGAATGGGATAATCTCGGGGTGTGAGATATCCAAATACATGGCGAAACTACCTCTGCGCGTAGATCCTTGTTTGTAGGCCATACTCGCGCTGTCATACGTCTTCATA